CGTCTCTAGCAAATCTGCTCGTGTAAACTCAGAGATTAGTGAGAATATACCTCAGCCTGCGGTCGAAGTCAACGATGGAAACATCATGGACTTAACCTTAGAGTGGGGACACCTTCTTCACTTTAAGCTCTTTGGCCTGGCATCTGGACGAGGATTTCGTAGTTCTTTGAACGAATTCGCTGAACACGTGACACTCATCTTCCGCACACAGGGAGGTCTCCTCTTAACTAAGCGACTTAAAATATACGCTTTATGCGTAAAGTCATACTTAGGAAAGAACCCTTATTCTTCTACGAAGGATTTGGGTATAAGAGTCCGACTCTGTGGCGGACTGCCCAAGGCCCTGCCATCCCAGGTTCGCAGCGTACTTCGGTCACGCCCGGTCCAGAGCATTCGTCTATGGATTTCAATTCTCCATTATTACAAGGCTATGGTAGTAAAATCACCAAAGCCAGATCTTTCAGGTGTCATTGCGACACCGGTGGATCTTCCAGAATGGATTGTACATGACTTTTCTCTGTTCCAAATAAAGTTCTTGACTTTATTTAAGGACGTGTTGGCCAGAAAACCTAAACCAGATTATTCTGAGCCAGAGTTTTACTCGACCTTCAAGTCGGGTCCCAATATGCGCCCAGCTCTCGCTGGACTCCTCCCGGATTTATTCGGGTGGATGCGCACTCTTGCGGACAAGACTGGTTGGATAAGTACAACTCTAACCGAACGCCCAATTGGCCCCAATACAACAGTAAGGGATCTGGTAAAGATCTGTCTCGACCTAATTGCTTATGTCGAGTCACTGTTGGCTAAATCATTAGCAGGTGACATCGAAGCAACCAAGTTGCTTTCTTTGGTACCTGTATTCCGATTCGCATCGGTATGGGGCATCTCAAAGTGGCTTTACAAAGCCATGATGAAAATGATCCCAGAAATGACTCGGCAAATTGGGGAACAAACGGGTTATAACAAGGCATCCGGTCTAGACGACTACATGTCTCTTTACCTTGAGATGGAAAGAGAGGCCAAAGGCCTCCCTAATCCTAAGACCGTAAAAGGTCAATCTAAGGCGCGGAAACAGGAAGGAGTCTATGACTGGCATGACAAGTTATTCGCTGGATTACCAATGGATAGCAAGCTCCCTGACTTTTACTATCAACCTCCCGTGAGGGAGCCCTGGATCTCTAGAGGGCCGGCGACTTGGTCGTGGCTCTCTAGCGATTCAGATGAAATGGTAACACCCTTACTAACCAAGCTGAGCTTCCTAAAGGAGCCAGCTGGGAAGGTTCGGGTGATAGCAATTGTTGACTGGTGGAGTCAGCAGGCCTTAAAGCCTATCCACGAATGGATGTTCGATCTTTTGGCGTCACTTCCCACGGATGCTACCTTCTCTCAAGAGGGTAGTCTCCGTACGTTCGCAAAGGAGGTCGGTAAGAGTGTTTACTCTTTCGATCTCAAGAGCGCAACAGAAATGATTCCTCAAGAGCTATATCGTATCGTTTTTAGCGCTTTTTGGACTGGTGAGAGGGCCTCATCTTGGATGGACCTTCTCGTTGACCGATGGTTCCACTATTATCACAAGGACGAGAAATCGCCCGAGAATAATATGTCTGGAGTAACACGATACCGACGCGGACAGCCGATGGGTGCGCTGTCTTCGTGGGCATCAATGGCGTTAGTTCACCATTCGTTAGTCCAGTATGCCGCCTCCAAAGTACAGAAATACCCCTTCTGGGGTTATCGAATACTAGGAGATGACATAGTCATCGGGGACGAGTCGGTCGCCAAATCCTACCTTGAGGTTTGTAAAATCCTCCAGGTTCCCATCTCCCTTCCTAAGTCACTTCAATCATCTAATGGGTTCTTCGACTTTGCGTCGCAGATACTCCAGTATATGAGAAACTTCTCTCCAATTTCATTGAGAGAGGAGCTTTCCGCGTATAACCCCGTTAAACGCGTTGAAATGGCTCTAAGGTCGGTGCGACGGGGCCTGGTTGACTTTACCAAACCCGGCTGGTTCTCAGCTTACCTGAAGTTGGTTGTGTCTCCGACTGTTTACAAACAGATCGTTGAGGCACGGCAATTAGGGAAGTTAGATATAGCTGCTAAGGTGGTCTTAATTCAGACCTTGGGTACTTTGGAGATCTCACCATTACGGTTTGGTCTTCAGAGTATGCCAAGGGTCACGATTGTCGACTCTATCAAGGCATTAATGCCTACGATGAGCGTCTTTCGGACTGATTTTAAGACTTCACTTAGTCTTGGAAGTGATAGGATTAATGAGGCAGCGCGAGAAATAGCTTGTGAGGCCATCTGCTTTCGGGCAGATGTCGTCTACAAGAAATATCTTAAGCTCAAACCTCTTATGGATTCTTGGAAGAAGTGTGATACTTCAGCCAAGCTATCCACCCTTATCTTCACGCAGCTTAGTCCAGATAACAAGTATCTGGCTAAGTTACTTACCTGCTTCCCCACAATGAAAAACAAGCTTGCTTGTTATTCAGAGTGGGAGGAGAAATATCGTCGACCACTTAAGACGATACAGGTTTGCTGGAAGCTTAAGGGGGTACCTGCCGACCTGCTTGAACACACGTGTGAAGCAACTCTTGACGAGTTGTGGAACACGGTTGTTTCGGCAGAGGCAGACCTTCTGGTGTCACCAGACATGGTGCTTGGGGTTGCACCATCCGTTGAGCCTAAGAATATTCTTAAGCCAACGGCGAGAGAAACTGCCATCGCTGGCAAGTTCTTCACGCGTCTGGGGGTGTGGTCTGAACTCGTGTCAATGATCTCACTAGAAGAATCACTTATCCTAGGGATACCAGGTTTGAGGGCTCAGGCTCGAGTCAATGACTCGGTCTCTGATTCCTAAACAAGGGGACAACTCCTCCAGGTAGGTTAACCTGGATAAAGCTGACCACGGTGAACGGTCCCG